TTGACCGAATCACTGGAAACGACGGTGGTTCCTCTGGTGGACTAACATCCATGGAAACTGGTGCTTCAGCGGGAACTGACCACTGTGGTGCAAGTGACCTCGACATCTACAGCATTGACCGAAGTGCAAACTCATGGTCCAACGCTGTCGTAAACTGCGGTGCAGACCGAGCAGCAGGACAGAGGAGAACTTTCTCCCTTGACCAGTTAGATGATGTCTTCCAGCGCATGTGGGAACTTGGTGGCAACCCCAAGGTTATGCTCACTGGCTATGATACTCTAATGCGCCTACAGCAGTTGCTACAGGCACAGCAGCGTTTCATGGAAGAGAAGCGTGTCACACCAACCTACAACGGTGTAAAGGGTGTTCCCGGTATCGAAGCCGGTTTCATCGTCGCTACCTACAACGGTGTTCCAATCATTCCATCCAAGGACGTTGAGAAGGACGGCATCAGCCGAGTTTACTTCCTCGACACGGACTACCTATACTTCTCCACGGCAATCCCGACTCAATACTTCGAGTCCGGTATCGAGACAGGCGACCCGTTCGCTATCAACCGTCTCGGTCAGGAAGGGCTATACCGAACCATGGGTGAGGTATGGACTACCTTCTTCCGCGCACAAGGGAGCATTAGGGACTTGTCCTGATGGAGAACAGAGAAATAAAGAGATGATGAAAAATGGCAACCGTAACCTCGCACACAAACTTGACAGTAACGACTACCTACTTGGACATACCAATTGGTGGAAACAGTGCAGCAGCACAGATACAATCCCCTGATGCAGATGGCACAATGGGAGATAACACCGCTTGGCTTAGCGGCTCAGGCGCTGCTTTCAGCGCTGGAACAGCCGGTTATCCGGGTTCTCTAACTGCTTTTGCAGCAAATAACGCTCAGGGAACAAACGTGCCAGTAGCAGGACTACGATTAATCTCAGTCATGGTCACTGGTGATACAGGCACAACTCAGAAGTTCGCAGTCAATGCTTACGACACAAGCCTAAGTCGCATTTATGCGCTTATCAACTTGACAAACAACACTGACACTGATGAATCACTTGCAGCAGCAGCGACTGTTGTAGCCCACGAAACTGGTGAACTAACCTTTACAGTCGGTGGCGCTACAGACACGACCTTGATTACACTAATCGCCGGTTGAAGGTGTTTACTAATGCCTATTGTGACTTACATTGGTCGCTCTCATGTGCGTCGGGCTACAGACCCTAAGATGCGCGATTGGGAACAGAACCGACCAGTCGAAGTAACTACAGCATGGTTAGATAGATATGCTCCTCGCCTCGATGAGATTAACTTCCGCATTGAAGGTTGGACTCAAACTGCTGCTGAAGAGCGGTCTGAAGACCTTGGCGGAGATGGAATCCCTGATGAGGGTTGGTCCCGAAAGGATATTCAGAACTGGCTCGCTACTTATGACATCAAGCCTAAGGGCTATGCGACTAAGTCCACACTACTCGAACTCGTCGCAACTGTTATGAGTCCCGACGGAGTGGCAGAGACAGAAGAACTCGTAGCCGAGTCCACAGAAGAAGAAGAGTGATTTGAATGGCAGTAACTATTGACACCCGACCTACCTATTTTGGTGACCGAATGATTGTAACAGGCTCATACGCCGCGACTGATACAAGTATTGACCTGAGTGGTCTTCTTGTAAGTATTGACGCAGTGATTGTGAACTCCGCGATTGCACAAGTAAAGCATCAGGACATTGACATCGCAAATGGCACTTCATACGCTGCTGTGAGCGGTGGTCTTCATGACACCTTCACCTTTAGTGGCTCCACTATTACGGTCAACCCACCCTTTGCTGGCATGGATACCGCTGGTGGAACTTTCCTTGCGATTGGTCGCCGCTCTTGAGGGCGGTGATTAGATGGCAAAGTCAGTGACGATTCTTGGCCCTTATCCGCCAAAGGATTTTGCTGACTCTACAGCGAGGACCGCAATTGCTACAGCAATTAGCGATGCTATCGCGAGTAACACTTGTGTATCTTGTGACCCGCATACAGTGCTTGGGAACATCTACATCATAGTGACTACAAGTTGAGAGTGAGTGGTATGCATGGGTTTGGAACTTCATACAATTGAGTTTTCAGATATAGAACGCATGCAGAAACAAGCCATCCGTTCTGATGTCAACCTCGACCTTGGTGCAATCGCTGACGAAGACCGTCCTTTACAGGGCGTTGTGAGTGAGCAACGCAATCGAAATAGTGAGGCTGCTGATATCCTTAACATCGGTAAAGGAACACGCTGTCAACACTGCGGTATGCTCCACTTCTTATGGCGAGAAACATGTGGTGCATGTAAGCGTCCTATGGAATATAACCTTGGTCACCGAGACGAGGAGGCAAGGGAGTAGATGCCAGTTGTCTTTAGTCCCGGCGAGCCTGAGACGCGCCCTCTCGACCCTACAGCAATTGTCTATACCACTGCTCAAAAAGTCGCTGATTATCTTGGTATTGGGCCTCAAGAACCTGTTCTTGTCTCTGCTGATTCTGTTTCTGACGGCGTCTTTATCACTGGCGATGATTACCGAAGGTGCGGGACTGAAGTAGGAGATTCAATCCTCATTTACAGTGACGCTAATCCTCTCGGTGTCGAGAAGACAATTACTGCGATTAGTAATGGTGGAGCGAGTGGTGTTAAGTTAGCATTCACTGGTTCTTTCACTCATGCTGATTTTCAGGCAGCAGATAACGCGTATGTGCAGAACAACGCGTCCTTTACCAACGGCACTGTTGGTCGCCAACGTGGTGTAACAAAAGCGATTGTGGAAACACGTATTCGTGAGATACAAGACCGTATTGATAATATCACACATAATGCATGGCGACCCTACCTTGTGAGTGCAGAATACATCAATTTCGATACTTACAAGCCTTACAGACGTAGATATTACACAGATTATGTAGGCACAACCCCGCTTCTTTTCCGCAATGTCCAACAAATGCTACGCATTGAACTATGGCAAGGTGACGACTATCGTGAGATTGGCGCTGCTGAGGCACGTATTAGTATCCCTGAGGATGTTCGCGCAATAAGCGGGTCAATTGTAATGTCTCCGGGTAATGGTAGTGCTGCTGTTCTTACTGCTGGAACGTCCACAAGTCAGTGGCGTGCTGATTTTGATGCATCTACTACTGCTCAGAATCTTGCTGACCTCATCAACAAAGAAGACCGTGTGAGTAAGGCTGCTGTTGACTTCTCACCTACGTTTACTCTTGAGGGAAGCACGAGTAACATCGCTGTTCACAATGAGTTCTTTGCTACAGCCAATGCTGACTATGGCACTGGTGTTGTCAAAGTTTCAAGCATGCGCCCTGTAAAGGCGGGTGAAACTTGTAGTATCGTCGTGACAGACAGTAGTGTCACGCTGTCACAGACACAAGTGAATACTGCAACTGTCAGCAATGCCACAACGACTGTCTTAACTGTTGACTCGACATCTGGATTTGCTTCTGCTGGGGTTTTATCCGTTGGTGATACGGCTATTAGATACACAGGTAAGACAGCCACGACATTCACTGGGTGTGCATCTGTCGTAGGCTCTTCCGTGGACGATTTGAATGGACTCACTGTAACACAAAATATACTACAGGTTGACTTGCAAGGTGGTAGTGCGAGTGGAGATAATGCTCGTTTGAAAGATTGGTGGATGGACTATGAGCAGGGTATCATATATTTCAACAACTCATACCCCTTCTTTGAGTGGAATGCAGTGAAAGTTGCTTATATCTATGGAGAGCGATATTTGGAGAAGGCTATTGAAGAAGCGGCCACTAAGATGACTGTGATTGACCTTCTTATGTCTGATGACCGAACTGTGCTTTTACCTGAGGGAACGAGTAATATTGATTTGTCTTCAAAGGTTCAACTTCTTCAGGCTGAAGTTAATGCTATCCTCGCTCGGTATACGGAGATTGTTTTATTCGAGTGATTATCATGCCTAAAGATTCTATTGATGAGTTCTTTGACGAGTTCAATGTGGAAATTCTCAAGCCTGAGTATCAAGCAGAGTTAAGAGAAGTCATCACTAAGAGTCCTGAGGCATACCGAAAAGTCGTTGAGCAACAAGAGAAAGGTTTGGAATCTACTGACGATGAAAGTGCTACTAATGCCGCTTTAAATAGAGTAGATAAACGTATGATGACTGAGTCACCCGCTCTTATGGAGCAAAAATTACGTGTAACAAATGATGGGATTCTTTTAGATGTAAAAGCACATAGAAGGGAGTTGGAGTAATGGTAGCGACTTGGTCTGAAGGCATTGACTCTGTTCTTACTGCTCTTAACGATTGGAATCGTGGCAACACAGACAACATCAAACCTATCATTGCTGACATCGCAACCATCAATCCTGAGCGTGGTAAGCGCATAGACATGAAGAAGTCGGACTATGTGTTGGTGTATGAGACAGCGCACAACGAAGAAGCACCTGAGATTCTTTACGACTTCGTTACTACTCGTATCAATATCACAATTGACATTCGCACGACAAAGAGTCGTGAACATTTTCAAAAGATGGAGAACGAAGTTCGCCGTCTTATTCATTTGAAGCGCAAAGGTGACGGAACAAACTTCGACCGAATGGTGTTCAAAACACGCACGGATTTGTCCGATAGGAGCAAATTCTTATTCAGAATGACCTTTCAGACCGAAGTAGTTATCTTCGCGGAACTCATCCCATGAGGTGTAGAGCATGCCATCGACAGTATACAAGGGCGATTTGACCGAGATTTCCTTCGGTCACGAGACAGGTCTAAGATTAGAACATAACTATGCAGGGTCATTCAAGTTCTCTGCAAAAGTAGGGACTCGTGACCTTGTTGCTGATACAAGCATCATCATTCTTGATGGTGGTGCTGCTGGCACTCCTGTTAATGCTAACGTTCTTGAATATCCAACTGGGATGCTTGTTGGTGCAACTGTGACTTTTGAAATCGCAAGCAGTTCACCTAACTTCAGCACTGATGACAGTGTTTCAATTTCAGGTCGCACATTCAAAATTGTAAAACACGTTATGGTTCATACTGAGGGCACCTATTCTACTGAACTCACCATCAGCCCTGCTTTAACGACAGACCATTCGCTGGCAGTCAAAGATTCAAAAACCAATGACGTAATGACTATTCACACATTTGGTGTGCCTACTATTGATACTAATATGGCATACAACGATGCTGCTACATCTTCCAGTGAATCTGTTCTTACTGACCAATTCGTGGGCCTTGCTGCTACAGTCACACTTCCTGAAACAAAGGTAGACCTCAAGCGTTACCACGTAGTTGGTCTTGGCCGTGATGTAGCCATTCAAGTTCCGGGTCGTTTCATCAATCAGGGTGGCTCGTTTGAAGTGAATATGCACAACACTCGGTGGCTCTATTACTGCCTCGGTATGGAGGCAATTGATTATGATGCTTATTCAGTAAATTATACGGCTGCTGTTGCTCAAGATGATTATCAATTAAACGGAAGACATGATGCAGGTGCTGTTACAATTAAGTTTGAAGAAAACTCAGGTTCTAACAACCCTACATTCGCAAGTGGTGCTGCTGTTGCTGTTGGAGATTATGTGGTGATTAAAGACAACACACTCGCTGATGTTGTAACTTACAAAGAGGCCGACGCTACATCATTTACGGATGCAACTTGTGATTATAACAATGACCCGACAATCAATATGGATAGCACTGCGCTTCTTAAGGTTGGAATGAGAGTATCAGGCACTGGTATTCCCGCACTCGCTACGGTCGCCTCTATTACAAACACCACTACTTTTGAGTTAAGTGTTTCAACCACTGGTGGCTCAGTGACCAACGGGACTCTTACATTTACATCTGTATTTGGCTCTTTGAGTGAACCTGAAGCGATTTATTTTGACCAAACTGAAACCACTGAAATACGACGTATTGCAGCGTATACAGTTAACAGTGGTGTCGGGACAATTTGGCTTGATGACCCTCTTTGTTTCTCTCACGCTGACCATGCAGAAGTTGAGTTTGTAAAGTTCAGCACTGATACTTCTCAAGACAAAGGGCCTGAAAGAGCATCAACTGGGGCCATTACAAATCCAGTAAAGAGGCTTATTTACTCTCGAAGTCATGTTCCTTCTTTTGCTATGGAAGTTAGTGTGAGACGACGTGATGTGGACGGCGTTGATGCTGATGTAGTAGATGGTGGAGCCACTGACCCTAAGCAATTAACTCGTGTCTTCCGTGGATGTAAAGTCAAGGATTTCTCTTTGACCACAGATACTGATGCTGCTTTACGACTTTCTGTAAACTTTGACTCTGCTCTTTGCTACACAGACACAGGGCGTCTTGAAGGAACTACTTTTACAGATGCAACTTGTGATTATAACAATGACCCGACAATCAATATGGATAGCACTGCACTTCTTAGGGAAGGAATGTCGGTGAGTGGCACTGGTATACCAGCAGGTGCTACAGTTTCTTCCATCACAAATGCCACTGCTTTTGAGTTAAGTGCTTCAACCACTGGTGGTTCAGTGACTAATGGCACTCTTACTTTTACATCTAATCCGGGTGACCGATATAATCCTCATCGTATGTTTGAAGACACAGCAAATACAGATACTGCTCGTAAAGAATCAGGAATCGCAGTAGGCACTCAGAAACCATTCATGTTCTATAACGGCTCAGTCACTCTTGCGGGAGTCAACGTTGCACAAGTTGTATCGTTTACTCTTAGTGGTTCTACTGGTGTTCAGCAGTATTACACTATCAACGGCTCTCCAGTTGTTGATGCTGAAACTGACCAAGTTCCTCATGCTGGCTCCCGTAATGCAAGCCTTGCTGTAGAGGGTAAAACAGAGTATTCACTTGATATGGAAATTATTGTGGATGACCCTATCTTCTACCATAAGATGCGCCGTGCTGTAGATTTCGATGCAACAACCGACAACATGATTCGTTTGTCTTTTACAAAGGCTGGTAGTGGTTCAAATCGAGAAAGCATTGACATACTTCTCGATGATTATGTTATCACTGAGGCTCCTCTTCCAATCCCTGAAGACAAGGGACCAATGCGTGCTTCTCTTAAGGTTGCACCTAAAGCAATGCGTGTAATTGCTACAGACACATTATTACATTCCTGAGGTGAAAAGATGACTGCATTCCTCAAGGCTTGGACGGTTCTTAAAAACCGAGAGCCTATAGATGAAGAGTTTCGCCAAATTATGGAACAGATTTACGGATTTCCTATAGATGAGTTTGGTGACCCTGCTGTAATTGGAGAGCCTATCGAGGGTATGGAACACGCGGGTGGTCTTGATGAGTATTTAGTGGGCACTAAGGATTACCCTGCACGGCAAAATCATCCACATGAATATGATTTAAATCGAATAGTCGATGAATATAGAGAACGAGGTAGTGAGGATACCTTAAGCCAAAATATGCTTATGGAAGAACTTGCTCGACAAAAGGCACTCGCAATGGACCGAGAGCATCAAGAAAAATTACAAGTAGGTGTAGAAATGGCAAATCCCGGTAATGTTCCTTCTTATCGTTATCCAAGAGGTGGTCATAGATGATTCCAAGCGGCAAAGAGAGAGTTTACCATTTTCGGCGCAAGTCACCTGAGGACTATGCCATTTGGTTTGGTGGTCAAATGGGCCTCCTTTCCGAGCAAGCAAAGGCTGGTGCTGTGAGTCGCACTCGCGCTGTGATTGAGGAAGCCATCCTTGCTATGATTGATACTCCCGCTCCCGCTCCTAAAGCGGAGCCTGAACAGGCAACGCCTGAAGATATAGAGGACTCTGAGGAGTTCCCAACTGACCTTTCCTACGATGCGATGACGCTAACTGAACTCCGAGAGGAGTGTAGGCGTCGCGGTCTTGTTCAATACGGGACCAAAGCAGAAGTCGCCCTGCGCTTGCGGCGCGATGACGAAGGCATCGAGGAAGAAACCACGGCTGAGTCCGAGGCCCCCGACGAAGAGTCGGCTGCTGAAGAAGAGCCGGAAACCCCCGCTGATGAAGCGGCTGTAACCGAGGTGGAAGAAAATGCCAGTGCCGAACAAGAGCCAACTGCTACGACAAACTAATGAAAAGAGACACGAGATACCTGTAGACCCTGATGACCCTAAGATGGTCATGGAAGTGTGGGTGCGGGATATTTCATTCCTCGACATCCAACGTGCTGCACAAGAGATGTTTAGTATAGGAAAGGATGGTGAAGTCGCAATTGACCTTGAGTCATACTGGGGTTATGCATTCTCCCACTGGGTTACCAAAACTAATCCCGAACTCACACCTGAAGAGATGATGAATCTTAATGGCTTTGTCGGAGAACAACTCTCTCGTCTTTTACCTAACCCTCAGCAACTCGCGGAGATGATGCAAGGGGGTTTTCAGAGCGGCGACAGTCAGAAATAGAGGCATTTCTGTCTCGACAGGCTGTCGCCACCCCTGAGGACTTGGTGATACGACTGGAGATGTGGGCCTACATCATTGCAAAGCACTATGGCGTATCACTGAAAGAGGTTCATGAGATGGCACCGGACACCTTCCAACAATCGCTCGTTTGGGCCATGGTCGGGCGTAAGCACGAGGAAAAGGAAATGAAGCGGAAGCGCCAACAGGCGAATAACGAGGGACGCGAAACTGTCTCACTTGACTATACATTCGTGGAGGACTTCTGATGGTAGCGCTTGCAGGTCTTGCTAAGGCCATGTCGAGTTTGAATCAAGGCGCAAGTATGTTTAGTAGTGGGCTAAGTTCAATTCAAGGTTTATTCAGTGGTATTACTTCTTCTATCTCAAGCGCTGGCGCAGCGATTGCTTCAGGAATCGGTGGTGCTATTGAAGATATGAAAACTTGGTGGGATGAAAATATCGTGCCTATATGGGATAATTTGAAGGGCGCTGCTGATGACGCAATGACCGCTGTATCTGATTTTTTTACAGGAATTGAACTACCCGATATTTTCACAAGTGATTATTGGACTGGTGAAGAAGGTGTCTTTACGAAAATTAGTAATTGGATGCCTGATTGGAATGCGTTATTTGCTTTTGAAATGCCTGCTATCTTTACTTCTGATTATTGGTTTGGAGAAGATGGAGTTTTCGCAAAAATAGCCGATTTTTGCCTCAATTCTTTCGATTGGTCTGCATTATTTGCTTTTGAAATGCCTGCTATCTTTACTTCTGATTATTGGTTTGGAGAAGATGGGATATTCAATAAAATTGGCTCTGCAACTTTTGACTTCTTAACAATGTTTGATTTTACTCTACCTGATAGTTTACAATTAGTTGTAGATTTCTTCAAAGGAGAAGGTGCATTTGCTGGATTATCAATTGGTGATAGATTAGACCTTGTGCTTGCTGAATTACCTCAACCGTTGAAGTTTATTGCTGACCTATTCCAAGGTCTTCTTGATATTTCAATTGGTGATTTTATTGATTTTGGGATAGAGTTAGCAGGGGATGCATGGGATTTCATTCAAGATGTTATTGACGACCCCGGTGGTATGTTTCAAAAATTCAAAACTGAAACAACAAATGCATTTACATCTCTCGCTACAACTATAGGAGATACTCTGAAAGGACCGATTAACACATTAATTGAGTCAATTAACTCTTTATTCGCCAGTGTTGATTTTTCAAAGACCTTCACTAACCCAGTTACTGGGACTGAATATACTGTTGGTATGGACCTAACAAGTTGGCAAATCCCAATGCTCGCTGAAGGTGGTATTGTTACAGGTCCAACTCTTGCTATGATTGGTGAGGCTGGTCCTGAAGCAGTTGTCCCACTTGATGGTAAGAATGTTCCCGGTGGACAGACATTCAACATCACTGTAAATCCTACTGGAATCACTGACCGAACTGATAAGCGTGAGATGGCAAGGCAAATTGGTAACCTCATCCAACAGGAGGTTTCACGAGCCTTGGGCGGAACGACAATGCGAGGGCGAATGTGATGGCTGGCTACGGAACTCCTATTCGCCTTATTTTCGATGACCCAGTAGCCATGGGTGCATTTGGTTATTCTGGTGGTATGGAACTTATGGCTGAGTCAATCGCCATCGGTGTTGACCGAAGCGTGGGTGGCTCACCTATGCCATTTACAGGAGGAAAACGATTTGCTCTTGATTTGAATCTAAGCAATTCTCTAATTCAAATTGATGGT